ACGCCTTCTGATATGGCTGGCGATTTCGAATGCACCACCAAGCCGCCGCGGCGCGACCTGTTCAATTCTGTGCGCGGGAATTTCATTGACCCTGGCCGCTTCTGGCAATCTTCCGAATTTCCGCCCCAGCGATCGGCGGCGCTGATCACGGAAGATGGTGAAGAAATCTGGCGGGAGATTGACCTGCCCTTTGTGCTGGATGACACGCGCGCCCAGCGCATCGCGAAGCAGCTTCTGCTGCGGTCGCGGCAGTCCATCATGTTCAAGGGCAGCTTCCGCTACGCCAGCCTTGATCTGACGGTCTGGCAGGTGGTTGCACTCACCATCCCTGATCTGGGCTGGGTGGCTAAGCCCTTCCGCATCATGTCCTGGTCTTTTAGCCCGGAGAGCGGCTTGATCAGCCTGATCATGCAGGAAGAACAGGCATCATCCTATGCCTGGACATGGGATGCCGCTGCCAATACGCGGGGAATTGCCGACACCACGCTGATCAGCCCCTTCAACCTGCCAGCGCCGAAGGGGCTTGAAGCCACTGAAAGCCTTTACGTCACGCGCGACGGTGCTGGTGTGCGCACTGCCGTGACGTTGAATTGGCTTGAACCTGCAAGCCCTTTTATCACGGGCTACGAAGTGCAGGTTTCAGATGCTGGGCAGGATGTTTGGCGCGGGCAGCCAGGTGCTTTGACGCCACCTGCGCTGGTGTCTGACCTTGCGGCGGGTGCTTATGATTTTCGTGTGCGGGCGGTAAGCAATTCAAGCCGCGGCGAGTGGGCCAATTTACAGTTTTCAGTTGGCGCTTTGGCTGCGCAGCCGCCGGCAGCGGTGACTGGCTTAAACCTGCAAGCGATTGGTGGCTTCGCGTGGCTCGGCTGGGATCGGCACCCGGAAATTGATGTGCGTGTGGGCGGGCGCTTCGAAATTCGCCATACGCCCAGCGTTAGCAGCCCCACATGGGCCGGTTCCACCAGCTTGGGGCCTGCATTGAATGGAGAGGCTACCTTCGCCCCTGTGCCGCTGCGCGCAGGCACTTACTTCATCCGCCCTGTGGATGCGGGTGGTGTGTATGGTGCGGCGGCTTCTATTCAATCCATCCAGGCAACGGCGCTGCCTTTCGCTAACGTCAGCAGCATCCAGGAAGACGCCGGCTTTACCGGCGCCAAGGTGAATGTGCTGGCATCATCCGGTGTGCTGAAGCTGGATAGCAGCACCCAGTGGGATTCGGTTCCGTCAGTGGATGCGGTGACGGACGTGGATGGGTTAGGCCTTATCAGCGCCACGGGCACTTATACCTTCGCGGGCGGGATAGACCTGACCACAGTGAAGCCCATACGCCTGAGCGCACATTTGCTGGCTAGCGTGGCTGCCTTCGGCACGAATGTGGATCAGCGCGTTTCGGATATAGATGACTGGCTTTCAGTGGATGGCGTGTTCGGTGGTGAAGCCGACGCCTGGGTTGAAGTGCGCCGCACTGACGATAACCCCGGCGGTTCGCCCACCTGGTCCGGCTGGCAGCGTTTGGACCAAGCCGAATTCAGGGCGCGCGCTTTCCAGTTCCGTTGCCAGCTTCGTTCCTTTCAACCCGAGTTCAACATCGAAGTCACGCAGTTGCGCGTGGCGGCGGATGAGGTGATCTGATGTCACAGCATGACTTGATTCTGGACAATGGTTCGGGCGCAGCATTCCGGGCTGATGCAAATAATGCCCTGGCCGCGCTGGGTAGCTCCATGAAGGGGCCAAGCGCGCCACCTTCGCCATTGGCAGGCATGGTCTGGGTGGATGATGACACACCCAGCGCCACGGTCTGGACCGTGAAGCAATATGATGGGGCCGACTGGATCGAATTGGGCCGGCTGGACATCACGGCGAATATCTACATCTAGCGAGGGCGTGATTGCCTGGGCGGATGTGGCCAGTGCCGCGACGGTGGATTTGGGTGCGCAGGCTTCGCGCAGCCTGCGCCTTACCGGCACCACAAGCATCAGCAGCTTCGGCACTTCGGCAAGCGGCGTCACGCGGCAATTGCGGTTTGCGGCGGCGCTGACGCTGACATACAACGCGACCAGCTTGATCTTGCCGGGTGCGGCGAACATCATCACGGCGGCGGGTGATACTGCCACTGCGGTCAGCCTTGGTTCTGGAAATTGGGTGGTGGTTGATTTCATGCCCGCCAATGGCTGGCGTGGGGCGCCAGTTGTGCTGGCTGAAGCGGTGGCCAGCGCCAGCGCATCACTGGACCTCACTGGTGTTTTCAGCGACGCTTACGACCGCTACGAATTGGAATTGCTTAATCTTCTGCCTGCCGTCAATGACGGAACCATGGCTTTAAGAGTTGGCACAGGCGTAGGGCCAACATGGCAATCTGGCAGCAGCTATAATAATGCGATGTTCGGAATTACCGACAGTTCTTCAGTCATACTAGCCAGCCTGACCACCGCGATTTACCTTTCTTGGCCTGGCGGCGGTGGGGCTGGCGTTTCCAATGTTGCTGCAACTGGCGGTGTTTCAGGGCGGGTCAGTTTCTGCAATCCTGAAGTGACAACCGTTTATCCGAGCTTTGATGTAGAGACCCGGCATATCTACTCCACAGGCCCTAGGGCGAGTTCTATCCGTGGCAGTGGCATTTATGCTGGCGCGGCGGCGATTACCGGCCTGCGGGTTTCGTCAAGCTTGGGCAACATCACAAGCGGTTCAATCCGCTTGCTTGGCTATAGGAAATGACGGCCATGCTGATGAAGAACGTCAATGGCGTGAATGTGCCGCTGGATGAAGCTGATTTGGCGCAGCGGTCGCTTGACGCGGAGATGCAGCAATCCGTGGCGTCGCCGCCGCCTGTTTCTGGCCGGCAGTTCAAGGCTGCGCTGGCGATCATGGGTGTGATCAGCGAAGCGGAAATGATCTCGCCAGAATTGCCTGCCATGGTGCAGCCTGTGCTGGCAAGCATGACCGCGCATGAGCGGATTATAGCCCGCGCCACTTGGCCGAATTTGCGTGAGGTGCGCGGCGATGAAGCGCTGCTCGCGGCTTTTGCGGCTGCGCACCAGCCGCCCCTGACCCTTGCGGATGTTGCCGCCATTATGGCCGTCGCCAGGGAAATCCCATGAAGCGGCTGTGCGCCATTTTGAAAGAATTGGCCACGCCTTCCGCGCAGCGCGATTGGTGGTTTGCCTGGGCTGCGGGGCAGATGGCGCATGCCATGATTGGCGCGGTGGTGGCGGGTGGGCTGATGTTCATTTTGCCGCCGGCCTGGGCCTTCGCGCTGGCCGCGATTGGCTATGCGCTGGTGAAGGAAGTGCCGGATTTCCTGACGGCCCGCACGTGGGCCAATGCGCGTGACTGCGCCCAGGATGCGCTTTTCGTGACCGCCGGCGCGGCGCTGGCCGTGGCAATCGCGGGTGCGCATGACCGGCTGTTTTTCGTGGCGCTGATTGCCGCCGCTATTGGGCTTTGGCTTGGTGTGGTGGCGCGGCTGAAGCCGCGGGCCTGATACCGTATCCGTAAGGAATTCCATCATGGCAGAAGATTCGCTGGACGTGATCGCTAAGGTCGCGGCGCTGGTAGCTGGCGCGGGCGCCGGGGCGCGCGTGACGGTTGCCGCACATGCTGGCGCGCGCGGGTGGCGTTTGGTGCTGGAAGGCGTGGTCGGCGCGGCGCTGGGCCTTATTGCCGCGGCGGTGCTGCTGTACGCAGACCCGACGCTGCGTGATAGCGCCTGGCGCATCTTTAGCCTTGCGGGCTTTTGCGGCCTGGCTGGCGCCATGGGCACGCGGGGGCTGGATATGTTGACCGCTTATCTTGAGCGCCAACTGAAGGGTGCTGGCAAGTAAATGGCCAACCAGACCATCACCACAGCCGTCAATTATGACGACGCCGCAATTGGCGGCTTGCTGCCCGGCGAGCAAATCACCATCAACGGCGGTGCGCTAACCATTGATGCGGATACGCGGTGGAACCAGCAGGCGGCAGAGTTTGGGATTATCACGCTTTCTGCCACCTTGGGCGGATCGGTCCTAATTGACGGGATGAATGTGTGGGAAGTGCCCTTCGCGTCCTCATCCGGCAACGTGCCGACCCAGGCCGCGCTGGGGTCTAATGGCGTCACGGGCGGCACCAGCGGCGCGACGGGCGAGTTGACCCGCGTATGGGCGGCGGGATCGTTTGACCCGGCCACGGCAGGCGCTGCGATGCCTGCGGCGGGCTACATCAAGCTGCGCTCCAAAACCGGAAATTTCCAGGCGGGCGAGACCATCACGCTTCCGGGTGGTGCTACGATTGTGGCGACGAACGCGGGTAAGCGTGGCGTTATTCAGGTGGTAGCCCGCACCATTGGCGACACGTCTAGAAATATATCAGTCCCGCGTCTGGCGTCGTGCATCGTGGATGGCGACTGGTACGATTTAGGCACGACGAATGGGGCGGATAACCAAACATTTACCCTGCCGGTGCGGGAGGAAGTGGGCGCCATTCAGATCGAGACCGCCCCCGGCTCGGGCGTGTACGAGTGGTACTCCAATGCGGGCGATATTTGGAACGGGCACTATTACATAAATGAAACGCTGGTCATCACGAATGGCACGCTGACGCGGAACGCTGTCACTGCGTTTCCATACCCAGCAGCGGAGCGCCTTCGGGAAACTGCGGTGGCGGGTGTTCACAGCGCGGCTTTTGCGATGGCGCAGACCAACGCAGACTTTCCGACTGGGGTAATGCGGTTCACTGCACGGCTGAAGAAAGACACGCGCAGATGGGTGGCTGTTCAGTTTGCTACAAACGGCAGTGCCGACCGCTTTGGTGTATTGGTGGATTTGGACGCGGGAACGCTTGCCGCAATTCCGAATGTCGGCAGCCCAACCGGGACAGCATCTTCCATCACGGCGCTTGGCGGCGGAATATACGAAGTCACTCTAACGATCAACCACACGGGGACGACTGGCGGCTCTGTCACGATAGCTACTTCCGACTCAGCAACGCCAACTTATGCGAATGGATTGCCCACCTTCACCGGCAACACTTCCGAAGGCGTCTTTATCGCCTTGTCGCGCATAGAAATGGCAACCTTCTCCTTCATCTCGACCGATGTGCGCGGAAAATTCTGCGGTGTGGACCCGATTGCGGGGACGGTGCAGCTTGCGCTTCGCGGTGCGAACAATTCCGGCTTCAAGCCGCCGTCAGGCTGTAAGGTCAGGATACCGAACGTATTCCTGTCAACCACGCAGGCGGTTGATGACAATGCGCCGATGCTGACCGGTCAGAACACGCGGTATTATTTCAACCCCGGCACCAATCCAGTCGGCCCCACGATTAAAGGTGCCGTGATAAATTGGTTCAACACTGGGACATCCACAGTTTCCGATAGTTGCTCCGTACAATTTTTATCAAGCCCGTTTATATCAAATTCGTGCGTAGGGGTCGGCTTAATTCCGAGGGGTGACGCTGCGATTGCACTGACAAATACATTTTCCGCCAGCATCACAGATAGCCGTTTCACTCGCCGCAGCACCGGAACACTGGTCTTGTCATTGGCTTTTAACTCGAACGTACAAATAAGGCGTTCGCGTTTTGAAATGATTGCCCGCGTTCGGGGGATTTCCAGCCGTCAAGCGCCCGCGCTCAACCATATTGAAATAGTAAGGTTGGGGGCGTCTAATTTTGTTTTTGAAGACTGCCAAGTAATCAATGGGTCTATTGGAATCCCATCAGGTTATTCAAACGGGCTGATAAAAAACCTGCAATACGCGGATGTTATGACGGGCAGCACACCAGCGGTCATCAGTAACGCCATCTTCGCGCAGGGCACGAACATGGAGCTTGATGGATTTTCGTCGCTTGGCGGTCTGTCAAATGTTCATCCATATTCCTTTATCATTGAAATGTCTCTCTACACCGGCCTGAAAATCTCAAACATCGGTACACCAACCGCGCCGTTTGATTGCGGTTCTGCAAACCCCCTGGGTAATGTCATGGGCGGCGCGTCGGGTTCTAATACAACGCTTCGGCGCATCTACACAACGAATAATCGCTTGGGCGCGGTGTCGTTTAGCACTGCCTCGTCTG